CTAGAGTGCTTGGGGTGGCAGTAGCCGCATTTGAAGTTACATTCGTTGCCAAATGATACTTCTACGTACTGCGGATTAACATCTCCAAGAGGCTCTGCTTTAATTGTCTCAAATCTTTCCTTAGTATAGATACTAGCATTTCTTTCCTTCCTATCTGAAATATAGTCCTTACCCATGCATTCAACATTCCAACAATATTGACATCCACTGGGCTTTTCGCCGTTAATCATCTGCTGTCTCTCTGCTTTCTTCTGTGGAGTGTTGTGAAGTTGGCTTGGATTCTCTTCCAATCCTTCCAGTGGAATTTTGTGAGGTGCAGGATGATAACAACTATGCGTTTCTCCTGTGGCAAGATATATTGTTGTGTGGTGCCATTTAGCCAAGCAGAAGGTGGGCGATATCTCGTCCATTATAGGAATGAATTTTTCTATCCTAGACTTGTCCTGCATCAAATTGTTCCTTTAACCAATCAAAGTCATTTATTAATCTAAGAGCATCAGGATTAGCAGAGTTAGCCACACCATAAACACGACCAGCACGGGCTCCTTGAATAGCGTAATCACCGAACGGACGATCTCTGCCATAGTCCGAGCACCACTTGGCCAATCTTTCATTGGTTTCATCTTCGTTTTGTCCTCGTATAGTTTTACTTGCTAACTTACAGCATTCTCTAAATGCACTGCGCCATGTGCTAAATCCATCTGTGTTAAATGCAGTAATATTAGAAATTTGTTCCACTGCCTTAAACTTGTTGCTAATACTTGTGGTCATGTCTGGTTTTGTCATATCCATGTCCAGAGTCATCTGTGTTGGCAATAATTTTACACCTCCATACCCGTACTCTAGATCATTTATAGGATTACGACTGCGCCATACATGCACGGTAAAGATTTCTGGATCCTCGTAATCAAAATTAAAATCCTCAACTATCTGTGCATCAGCATCTACTACCGAGAACATATCACTTTCAACAATTTTTGCTGCTTCTAGATGTGCTTGGTGTATGCCCTTGACATTTGAAATTCTCTTTGCTCTTGGAAAGCGACTTTTCAGCCGTTGCCAATTTTCATCAGCATGCGGTTCATTATAAGAAATAAACACAATGTCAAAACTACTGCCTATTCTCCTAGGATCACTGGCAGTAATATCTATTTCCTTTTTATTAATAAAAAAGCGGAATTTAAATTCCTTGTTGGATGCTGGAGCATTCTTGGGTATTAGTGTTACTCCATTAAAGTGATTACCGTTCTTAAACACGTGAACGTATTCTAGATCCCACTTGGTAGCACGGTATTCAAAATCAAAATCGTCACGCACCTTGATGTCATCCCAGACCACCCAGAACATTCTTGTAAATGTTTTTTTCTTTAGTTGGTCGAGTGATTCGATATTTTCAATTAGTTGGGCATTAGGAAATCTACTCTTAAATTCTTCCCAGTGTTCTGCCTTGCCCTGACTAACGTAGAACAAATCATAGATCATGTGCTGTCCTGTAGTAGGTATTTCCTAATTCAATTGTTTGCTCATAAAGATCCAAAACATACTTGCTCATAGAAGCATCCATGTAAGGATAATTAAATCCAAGTTGATTCTTTAATTTAACACCTAAATCCTTTGTTGCTTCTACCAAGGCATCATTATCACTTTCAAACTTTTTGACTTCCTGATTATACAATTCTCTCAGTACTTCAAAATCTCTAACTCCGACATGATCCCAATCCGTGCAATTTGTAAGATAGGTACCTAGTCTTGCTCCATACACTGAAAATAGTCCATGCTCAACATGACTTCCTACCGTGCTCCATTGTGTAAGCCTGTGTATGTTATGCCACCAAATCTTGTGTTTAATTTCCTGTGGAGGAACCTTTAGTCCGTCCATTAGAGTCATCTTGACACCTTCACGGAATCCTGCACGCCATGCCATAAAGGGCGAAGAATTAATTATGCTGTCGCTGTATGTCTTGGGGAAGTTTCTGTATCCTGTTTCCCAACAAAAATCTACCTGGGCTCTTTCACTTTCTGAATTTTCATGTGTTTTCATGTCAAGCACGTGTTGCTTGTTCCATAACTTCAACCCGCCGTTACCATAACGCAATCCGTTTACATTATTCTTACCGCACCAACTGTAGGCACGTATTTCTGCATTACTCATGTCTAGGTCAATATCAAAGAAACTAGGATACACTATGTTATCAGCATCAACAGACAAAAACCAATCAGTTTCTGATTGTTCTGCCGCTGCCTTGTGTGCGTGATCGCTTCCCTTTACACCATGTATGCGTTTTGCCCAAGGTACCTTGTTACACAAATCCGCATAATGCAAATCTGCCGTGGGCTCGTCATAACTTAGGAAGAATACGTCAAACTCTACTACTTTCATATTACCTCTATAACATAATTTTTAAATAATCTTTTAGTATAGATACTAAACTTTTCCGGACAATCAATATTAACAGCAAATGATTGACCATCTAATTCTGATACTTTAACACTAACAATTTCATAGATAATATGAGGATCATTATAATCAGTTACACTAAAGGTCATTTCCGTTTGTCCATCCCAGAATATTTTTCTTTTGGTTAATGGGTAAAACTTTTTATCTAACTTATGTGTACCGCCAAACTCCTCAGACAACTTTACAGTTAAAATTTGTTTATTTCTATCATACACAAGGTATACATCTGGTTTTTCAACCTCCGACCATTTTTTTTCAATGATCCTATGTAGTACATCATCAATACTATATAAATCTTTAACTTCAACAATTTCAAGTTCTCCCATTGCAGGATCGACAAAGCATTTACTCATACGGATTTTACCACTAATAATATCTTCAGCAATATCGCTATTAACAGTGATTATATTTTTATGTGTTTTATCATTAACCGCATGATCAGGTCCTACCGAAAGAACTCTACCACTATCACTATCAAAGGCTACATTATATTTTGGTTCCGACGGTTTGTAATTTGCTAACCACTCATCAAAGTCAGGGAGTACTAATTTTTCTTCCATGCTATCTCCTCTAATATGTTAATAGTTTCAAGTGTTACTTTATCTTTTTCAACATAATGCACAATATCATGCTGTTGATAATTTCCGATCTTTAGTTTGCCCTTGGTATTAAAATAAAACCCAACATGATCTGACACCGTTTCAGCCGGGTGCGGCCAATTTTGTATCATGCCTTTTAGATGCACCACCCTAGGAAATTCTAACGGATAGGCAATTTCATCTGTAATGTCTAAAATTTTTGCAGCCATGGCAAATGCTTCGTCGGTTCCAACAACCTTGGGTTTGTATTTTTCTAAGAAGTTATTGGAAAATTCTATAGGATTTTTCATAATTGCTCTTTGCAATTTAAAAAATTCTTTTGCTAATGGACTGTCTTTAACAAAAAATGTGTAAAACGAATATAGGTTAGGTAATTCATTTGCCGTAAAACATTTTCTGTAATAGTCATTAGTTACGGGTTCACCCCTGTAGGTAAAAGATTTATTTGCCACATACAATTGACAATTTTCCACAAAATAATCAACCCAATGGCTATAATCTCTTAGGAACAGCATATCAGCGTCAAGACATACTGTGTAATCAAACGGAGTAAGTTCATCCATGTATGATCTACCATCCCAGTGTTCTTCCTTGTCCCACTCAATTACATGGTCAAAGACCCACGTAGATGTAAAATTTTCTATTCTTGACTTATCATTAATAACAAGGGCTACTTTATCATAACCTTCCCGTTGCGTGTTCTTAATGCTGAGTGCGAGTGCATAAGCCAATCTAGCGTAATTAGATGTTTCCTTATCCGATACTACTATTAAATAACCGAAGTTCATGCCAACTCCATTAGTTTATCACTATTTCTTATGATGCTTTGTTTGTTCATTATGTGTAAATCAGTTTTATTAACTTTTGTAACACAATAATTGCCATCTGATTTAGGAGAAACCATAACTATTAAATTTTTATCTTTATCAACGTCATGCAAATAGTCTTTATCCGTAACAGATAATACAGATGGTAACGAATAATCATTATCTGTTTCATATCCATACATTATGTGTCTTGCCACACTAAAAGAAATGTCGTTTCTATAAATTATATCATTAAATCTAAATAAGTCTGCAAACTGTTTATAATTTTTTCTAACATGTTCTACCAAATTAAAAAACAATTTTGTATTTTCATTTTTAGTAAACATTACTGTAGTTGCCCACAACATCTTAATTCCTGTTTCAGAAACATGCTTATCCAGATAACCAGTGCGTTCTTTGCCAACTATATCATTATAACTTTCTGCAATTAACATATCACTATCAACATCCCAATATTCATTTAGAGAATTGCTTAACACAAAATAATCAGTATCAATTAATAATGTTCTTTCGTATGGCGTTAGATCCCATACTGTATTTCTGTTAGCATTTTTAAATGGTGTTTTTGTTTTATTTTTACCATCATATGTTATTCGTGAATTTTCATCTTCTGGTCGATCTGTTATGATAATATTTTCAAAAACTTCCGAAGCCATTTTAAAAATATTAGACTCATGCATCCAATCTACTGTGGAGGTATCAGTGATCAAACTTACAGGAACCTGCAGATTTTTCTTTGCTAATTTTGCAGATATAATAGACATCTTGGCATAATCAACCTGCCTATTATTGTGTGCAAACATTACTATCCCTTTTTTCATATTAGGATTCCAACAAGGATTCTACCGAACGGCTTTTCTTTAAATTTTGATATTCCTCATAATATTCCAAAGTGGCTGTAAA